GACACTGGTTTAACTGGTAATGGTATTTCTAGTATTGCTCGAACCTCTGGCACTGGAGCACCAGGAACTACCGATACATTTACCATTACTTATACCAATGGCACTACTGCAACATTTCAAGTTTACAATGGTTCTAACGGAACTAATGGTACAAACGGCACTAACGGTACTAACGGAACCAATGGTACTAACGGTACTAACGGAACCAATGGTCAAGGCTACACCGCCAAAGGTGTTTATTCATCTGGAACAACCTACGCAGCATATGATGTAGTTTATTACAATGGTCAACAGTACCGTTGTAAAACTGCTAGCACTGGTAATGCCCCAACCAATGGAACTTACTGGGAATTATTTACACAAGGATTTAATGCACCAGTTGCATATAGTGCTGTAGACACTTACATTCCTGGAGATGTAGTAAGTCGTTTAGGTTCAACATACTATAACATTGTAACATCAACTGGTGTTACACCACCAAATGCTACCTATTGGGTATTAATGGTTAGCAAAGGCGACACTGGAGCAACAGGTCCAACAGGTCCAGCTGGTAATTCATACATCGTTGGTCACAGTCATTTGCTATCGGCTCGTACCAAAGTAACCAGTAACAATACTCCAGAGGCAGTATTTTGGGATGCAGCAAATACTACTGTCAAGTATTTTCCAGTGGATGCAGCAAAGATGTATTTCTTTGAGGGAGTCATCCAATTTATCAAAGCTGCAGCATCTAATACTCGTATGAGTGTTATTTATCAAGATACGAGTGGAGCAAACTTGGGGGCCCAACAAGCTCGACTTATTTTTCGGCCTTATCCCTCTGGAGCCACACCACACGCAGTAGGCACTGGTACAGCTGAAAATACAAACATCGACAATAGCACTGCTACGAATACGACTGTGTACATTCAGTTTCAGGGCTTTATTAAAACTAACCTAAATACGGCTGGCCGTATGAACATCGGACTTTGTGATGCAACAGCCTCCACTCCGCAATACGGTAATGGCTCGTACATCAACATCTACGAAATTGGCACAGATACCAGTAACAGTTTTGGTGGATGGGCATAATGTCTAACTGTCGTACAGGTTGTCCTACACAAGACCATGAATCTTGGGGAGATTGTTTACGAGCATCTAATCTTCAGTTAACTACCGGTGATGCCAACAGCAATCTTATCTCTGGTGGTTGGACAAATAAAAAATGGAATAAAGAGTTAGACTTGTATGCTTCTGCAAGGAAGCAAGGTATTCAACCTGATGGTACAAGTACTGCAAAGATCCAGAAAGCTCTGGACATTAGTGAAAAAACAGGTGTTGCTTATGGCAGCTAAACATCCAGGATTCAAAGCAGTGCAATCCAGCATTGCTAAGAAGCAAGGTATCAGTAAGAAAGCAGCTGGTGCAATTCTTGCGAGTTCTTCTCGTAAGGCTTCTGCTAAAGCTAAAAAATTAAATCCTAATTTAAAGAAAGTCAAAGGTAAATAATATGGCTACTGGAAAGAAGCCAGCACTAAAGGTGGTACGTAAGCCTAGTGCTTCTGCAATGAAAGCTGCTGATCGTAAGCAGGACACAAAGATGATGAAAGGTATGGCTCCAAAGGCTAAAGCAGCATATAAGAAGGCTGACATTGCAATGGACAAGCGTAAGCCTTCTGTAAAAGCCGACATGAAAATGGACCGTGCTTTAGCTTCTAAAGTAAAGAAGCAATTCCCCATGAAACGAAAAGGAAAATAATATGCCAATGCATCCAACATTGACTGGAAAGTCACACCAGTCAGCAAAGAACCAGAGCACTTCAAGCTTTGGAAAGTACAAGTCAGACACCACCAAGGTTGGTCGTACTGCTAACGCATCAGGTTACAAGACTCGTTCGTCTGCTACCGATGTTTCTTCTGTTCAGTCTGTGTTTAAGTCTAAAACTAAGCCAGCATCTAGTTAAGGAATAACAATGCCTGCATCAAAAACTCCAAAACCAAAGCCAACGGCAAGTAGCAAACCAAAAAAGACTATTACCAAGTCTAATGTTTCTAGTGCAAAGGCTAAGCAGATTGCTTCCATGTACAAGGGTGGAACAAAGGGCTACCGAAGTGCTGGTGGAATTGTTATGACCCCTCGTCAGGTCATCAACATGAAAGAACAAGTCGTAAAAGATAAACTTTGGACCATGGAGCAAGAGCATAAAAAGAAATATAATGCTTACAAGAAAGCAGAAGATGAAAAAATTTCTGACTTTCGTAAAAAACAAGCAGCAAGTGAGGCAGCAAAGCGCAAAAAGATTGCAACTGGTGATGCAATTCGTAAGCAAAAACTTGCCGCAAATGAGGCTGCTCGCAAGAAGAAGTATGATGCTTATCAGAAGGCTGAGAATGCTCGTATTGCTAAGTTCCGCAGAGAACAGAAAATTAAAGACCAGAAGCGCAAGGACCAGTCTTTGCTAAAGCAAATCTTTATGCCTTAAAGATTGGTGATTAATTATGATTGATCCTCGTCTTAAACGTGCTGGTGTATCTGGTTACAATAAACCCAAGCGTACTCCTAGCCATCCTACTAAATCTCCTGTTGTTGTAGCTAAAGTTGGTTCACAGGTTAAGACGATTCGTTTCGGTCAACAGGGTGTCTCTGGCTCTCCAAAAAAAGCAGGGGAGTCAGAGGCATACCGTAAACGTCGTGAGTCTTTTAAAGCACGACATGCAGGTAATATCGCTAAAGGCAAAATGTCTGCAGCGTATTGGGCAGATAAGGTGAAATGGTAATGGCTGTTGGTTTACAGTTTAATTTAAATCGTGTCATTGGTAATACTATGACTGGTCCTACTTGGTATGACGCACAGAAAGCTGCCAATGTCTGGGCTAGTACTCCTACTTACCTTGATCTTCTTGGTGCTTTAAATTATAAAGCTGGTACATCTGGTCTTGGTTTAAATGCTGTTTGCAATCTACTTGCTGGTACTACTGGCTTAGATTCTGACGGTGCTTCTGAATTTTTTAGTTAGGATTTTTAATGACTGTTCTTAATGTAGAACCTAGTCCTAGTCCTGAACCATCACCGACTCCTTCTCAGTTGCCTGATGATAAAGGTCTTTGGGGTCACATAGCAGATGTTGCTGATTTTCTTTTTGCTACTAAATCTATTGGTCGTTTATTTAGTGGTGAAGGTGGTTGGGGAGATGCTGCTGCTGTTGGTATTACTGCTGCTTCATTCTTTATTCCACCTGTTAAATTATTAAAGTTTGCTGCTAAACCATTAGAGTCTATTATTGTTCATGCCGCAGAAATTACTGCGTCTGATACTGCTAGTGCTGCTGCTAAAAGTGCTGCTTTAAAAACAGCAAAAAATGCAAAATATCTTTTAGACAATCCAGAAAAACATACAGAATTAATTCGTTTAACTGACATTCATGCGAATGATCCTGAAGCTACAGTTTTTAAACTTCGTGATCTTCCAAAAGAAGCAGATCATTTTTTTGCTACTGGTAAATTACCTCATGATTTTGAAGCTAGCATGGCAGCTCATGCCGAAGCAGCTAAAGAAGGTAATGGCATTAGTCGAAGTTTATATGAAGAAGGTCTTACTGATACTGCTCCTAATGCTCAACAAGCTGATACTCTTGATGAATTAAAAGATGTAAGTTTAACAATGAGTGAAATGCGAAAAGGTACAAAGTACCCTAAGTATCCTAATTTAACTCAAGAAGAAGTTGATAATCTTAGACGAGCTGGTCATGGCGAAGATTATATTAAAGCATGGAATGATCATGTCGGCAACATTGATGAAGATGTTCTTAAAGAAGTTCATATTACTGATGATGGTCCTGAACATAATTATGAGCGTGGTCAAGATATTAATCTTAAAGAAAAACTTGATTGGGCAGTTCAACATAAAACTACTTTAGATGAAGATGGCAACATTGTTGAAACCGAACTTCAAAATTTAAATGTTCCAGATCAACCATCAACAGCAGCACAAGACCTTGACATTGTTCCAAAGCCTAAACAATATGGTAGTGCTGCTCGATCTTATCTTCCTGAACTACAAACAGATGTAATACAAGAGGCTAAAAATTTACTTCAAGTTACAATAAATGGAACTCCTGAAGAAGTTGCTCGTTATAAACGTTCTTATCGTTTAGCACAAAATGAATTACAGAATGCTTTACGTAGTTCCAAGATTACTAGACATGCTGCCTTAGCAATTGAAAAACAACGTCAAAAAGATATTGTTGATAATATTTTTAAAATTGTTGTACCTACAATTGATAGTAAAACTTCCAATAAAATAACTAAAGAACTTATTCCAACAAGTGAAGTTACTCCTTATAAACTTGTAAATGATGTTTATGTTAATAGTGTAAAAACTAAAAAAGTTTTACTTTTTGATAGAATTAAACATGTTAAAAATATTATTGCTAGAGAAGAAAAACTTTTTCTTCCTGAAAGCAATCAATATAAACAGTTAATTAAATCTAAATATAATTTAGATGATCCAAAACAATTGGCAGAATATACTAAAGTAATACAAGGATATCAAGATGAACTTGCAGATCTTAATAGACTGCAATCAAAACATATTGAATCAGTTAAATCATTTGTTAAAGACCTTGATGATAATGGTATTAAATATTTTGTTAAACAATTAAACTCAAGACCTTTGGAAGAACTTGAGTTATTAGATCATCATGTTTATCTTGAATTGCTACGTGATATTTTTAGGCAAGCTAAAGCTGATGATGTTAAACGATCTGTTGCTACTTTAGGCAAACGACTTTCTTCTATTGAAAAAGATGTAGCGAAACAACAGAACAAATTAAAAATGCAAAAACGTCTTGAACGCAATGCACCTTTAACTCGCAATGAAGAAACTTTAGCTAAGGTACAGGCTATGGCTAAACCTGAACCCAAAAAACCAGAAGTTGTTGCTGATGGTTTATCTAAGGAAGAACGTCTTGCTGCAACTAAAGCTAAAGTAGAAGCTCTTGCTAAAACTAAACCTGCTGAAGTAGTTGAAAAGAAAACTAAAACAGAACCATCAAGTTGGAGTAAAGCGGCAGATGATGAAGTCCTTGTGTTTGGTTCTAACCTTGAAGGTCGCCATGGTAAGGGTGCAGCATTAGAAGCTAGAGAAAAGTTTGGTGCTAAACAGGGTCAGGCTAAAGGTAGACAGGGTCAATCTTATGCTATTCCTACTAAGGATCTTAAGATTAATAAAGGTCTTCCGCTTAATAGTATTAAGAAAGATATTGATGAATTTCTTAATTATGCTGAAGCACATCCTGATGAAAGATTTTTCTTTAGTGCTTTAGGTACTGGTCTTGCTGGTCATTCTCCTGAAGATATTGCCAGTTTAATTTCTAGAACTCCAAGTAATGTTAGATTTGATCCTAAAATTGGTGATTTAATTGGCAGAGAAACTAGGAAAACTATTGATGAAGTTGGTAATGTTGTTAGATGGAAGAGTTTAACTTCTGCTGAACAAAAAGATGTTGTTTATATTGGTCGTGGTTCTGGAGACAAAGGCAAGTTTGGCAATCCATTTCCTGTTGGTAATGGCGTTACTGTTAAAGAAGCAGTTGATAAATATAGTTCTTGGTTATGGGACAAAATTAAATCTGATCCAGAATATGCTAAAGAACTTTATGCCCTTAAAGGTAAACGACTTGCTTGTCCAGGATCTGAACCTAATGATGCTTGTCATGGTCAGGTAATTATTAAAGCAATTAAATATCTAGATAAACATCCAGAGTTAATTTCTAAGACTACATCAAAAAAAGCAACTAGTGACATTGTTGTGCATTCTGGTGGAGCAGGTGGTTCAGATACTGCTTGGGCTAAAGCTGCCGATGAAGTTGGCATTGTAACTAAAGGTCATAGTTTTGTTGGTCATGAAAAATTAAATCCTAATTCTGCAGGATTTACTGGTACAAGACCAGCACTTGAAGAAAGAATTATTTACACTAAAGAAGAGATTAATAAAGCTAAACCATTTATTGAAAAAGCTGCAAGAAATCTTGGTGTTAGACCTTCAGACAATGATCTTGTGTTAAGAAATTATTATCAAGTTAAAGACTCTGATGCTGTTATTGCAATTGTTGAAAGACTTTCTGCTAATAAAAAAACTACATCAAGTGGAACTAGATGGGGTATGCAAATGGGTATTGATAAAGGTATACCTGTTCATGTTTTTGATCAGTCTGTTTCTAAATGGTTTAAATGGAATGGAACAGTATTTGAAGAAGCTGGCTTACCACCTAAGTTTAAATCATTTGCTGGTATAGGTACTCGTGACTTAAAAGAATCTGGTCGCCAAGCAATTAAAGATTACATAGAATCATTAGTGAAAGGTAAGTAATGCCAACATTTAATCAGTTAGCAGATGAAGTAACTCGTAAGTTGTCAGGCTTTACTTTACGCCAAGATAGACAAACACATTTAGTTGCAGACATTACAGCAACAGCAACAACAATAACTGTTGATGATGCAACAAATATTTCTGCAGGCATAATACAAATAGATGATGAATTGATTTACGTCAACTCATTTAACCGCGACACTTCAGTGCTATCTATACCACCATATGGTCGTGGCTACAACGGCACCACAGCAGCAAGCCACAAGAGTGGTGCTAAAGTTATCATCTCGCCAACATACACAGCGGTAGATGTTAAAGCTGCTATTAACGAAACTATCCATGCAGTTTATCCTGAACTGTATGCTAGTGATCAGTATTCATTTAAGTATCGTCCTGCTCGTTTAACCTATGAACTACCTGCAGAATTAAAGAAAATCATTATGATTTCTTATGAGTCTATTGGTCCATCTAAACAATGGATTCCTATTCGTTCGTATCGTCTTGATACTGCAGCAGACCGTACTGCTTACCCTAGTGGTAAAACTGTATCTCTTTATAGTGGTATTGTGCCAGGTCGTACTATCAATGTTCATTACTCGCACATTCCTACCACATTAGAAAATGGTAATGATGACTTTGAGTACACTACTGGTCTGTCTGCTTCTTCTAAAGATGTAATTGTTCTTGGTGCAGCAGCAAGGTTGGCTGCATTTATTGATCCTGGTCGTTTGACTTTTGGTTCTGCTGAAGCTGACCAGCAGTCACAGATTGCTGGACGTGCTTACGGTGCTGGTACTTCTGCATCTAAATATTTGTATGCGTTGTATCAACAGCGTTTACAGGAAGAAGCACAGCGTTATCAAGATGAGAACAATGTTCGTATCCACTACTCACTATAAGGATAGCAATGCCTAAACGTAATTACTCTTCAACTACTGATGTTAGGTCTTTAAATGCAGACATGGGTGCTACTGATGTTGGTGGTTCACCTAACCCATATAGTACCATGCTTTTAAATACTGTTGCTACTAGTAATCTTCCAAGTGCGTATCCTTATACTCTTGTCATTGAACCTGATGTTGCAGGTAAAGAAGAGATTGTTACAGTTACTGGTCAGGTTAGTACATATAGGTACAATGTAACTCGTGGGCAGGACGGCACTAATCCTACTTCGCATATATCTGGTGTTCAAGTAAAGCACATGGTTACTGCTCGTGACTTACAGGAACCTCAAGATCATATTTATGCTTCTACTGGTGTTCATGGTGTTACTGGTGCTGTTGTTGGAACTACTGATACACAAACTCTTAGTGCTAAAACTTTAACCAGCCCAACAATTAATGCTGGGACTATCGCTGGTGCAACACTGAGTGGTACTACAACAAACAGTGGAACAATTAGTGGTGGCAATGTCACAGCAACTTTTACAGGAAACTTGACGGGTAATGTTACAGGAAATGTCAGTGGCTCTTCTGGAAGCACAACAGGCAATGCGGCCACTGCAACAAAGTTAACCACAGCTCGAAACATAAACGGAGTTCCATTTGACGGCACTGCCGACATTACTGCTCCAGCCGCAGCAGGAACTTTAACTGGCTCAACTCTTACATCTGGAGTCACTGCTTCTTCATTAACTTCTTTCGGCAGTAATGCAACTTTGACAAATCCAACAATAAACGGTGCTACTTTAAATTCTGCTTCAACTATTGGTGGTGTTTCTGGAACAAGCCTTGCGGCAGATCGAACTGCTTGGTCAACTTATAGTCCTTCTGTTTCTGGTTGGGCTCTTAATGCTTCAACTGCAATTGGACAATACAAACAAATTGGTAAAACTGTACACTTTAAGGGATACATACTATTTAGTAGTTCAACTACTACGGTTGGCTCAACGGCTCTGACTATTAGTCTGCCAGTAACCGCCCTTGATACAAACTGGACCGGAGTGGGTCGTTGTAGTTTAACGGGAACTGCTGCCAACGGAACGTTAGCCATAACGCCGACTTCTACAAGTTCTTTTGTTCCACAATTAATGAATACGTCTGGAACTTATGTCGGCAGGGTTAATTTAACAAGTGCGCAATACTCTCTAACTGTTGGCGATTCCATTTACTTTAGTGGAACTTACGAGGCAGCATAATGGCTGCTGATATTACAGAAGAATTTCAAATTGATTTATCTAACCCTAATGCAACTGATGAATCTTTTAAACCAACCAAGATAGCTTACGACTTATCTGTTAATAACTTGGGATTTGTTTTAAGTATTAATGATCAAACACCATACAAGCGTGAGACTGCACAATACAAAAAAGACCAGTTTGATTCAGCACCAGATCCCGGTGAGCAAACACTTGTAGCTTCTTGGTGGTTACGTTCACAAACATCTTGGCACATGGGTGCTGGAGTTAAATACTTTGATCCTGGTTTAGATTATCAACATCAACAGAATCGTTTTTGGAACTCTCGCGGTGTAGACATTTGGGATATTGGTGATATTAAACTACATAAGGACATCACCCCTATTTATTCTGATGCTGCTAACCATAGCTTTGTTGGTACTGCTGCATCATATTATGACACTGGAGTTAAATACGAATGTGTAGTCTTTGGCAACTCTGCTGGTTCACTAAATAGAATAAGACTTAATGGTAACAGTGTGGTAACTACATTACCTTATGTTTATAACTACACTGTTACTGGTCATAGTAGCGGAACAACTTATCCTTTTTACTCTATAACCAATGATGGTAATAAGTATTATGCTGCTTGTAGTACTTGTGTACATGTTGGAACTATTGGTACTACTGCTGACACAGTATTGGTACGTCATGGTGCTACAGCAACTACACCACCTGTAATTTCTTACGCCAAAGGATATTTATTTCTTGGTGATGGTCGCAGTCTTTGGAATCTTAATCCAACTTTTGTAGCTTCCCCTTCTAGCATTTCACATACTGGCAGTACACAGTTATCTACTTCAGGTTCTGGGACTAGTCAATCAGCTTATGGTGTAACTACACATCTTAATTCTAACTGGACTTGGAACAATGTAACAGGTGGAAGAACTGCAGTATGGGCATCAGGTTACGGTGACGGGGTGTCAGAGATCTGGGCTATTCAACCTGACGATACTGTATCAAATACTACTGCAGCACTACCAGATATGGCTGGCGCAACTGTTGTTGCAACATTACCATTTGGTGAAATAGTACAGACCATGGAATACTATCTTGGCAATCTTATTGTTGGTACAAATAAAGGTGTACGCATCTGTAAAGTTGCAGCCAACATGGTATCTATGAAAGAACTTGTTACTCTTGGTCCACTGCTATGGGACTACAATGGTTATGGTGTTAACGATCTTACAGTTAATGACAAATATGTTTATGCTGCTACAACTATAGATAACAAAGGTGTTCTTGTTCGTATAGATTTAAGCCGTGAGTTTGAAGATGGAACTTATGCTTACGCCTACGATCTAGAAGATACAACCAGTCTTACTTCTACATTTAGCCATGTTCTTTTTATTGATGGTAGACGTACTGTTATTGTCGAAGAAGCTGGATCTGTAGGCAAACTTAAAGCAGAACATACAACTAACTATATTTCTTCTGGCTATCTTGAAACTGGTTACATTAGGTATGCAACTATTGAACCAAAGTATTTCAAAAACATTGTTGTCAATACTTTGTATCCTAGCGATACATCTATGATGGTTTCAACAATAGATAAAGATGGAGTTAAGTATGACATCTTACGAGCATATGTAGACTCCGGCGGTGGGGAATTATCCACATCTAGACCTACTGGTAAACAAGAAATGCTACGTTATAGGTTTACTTTATATCCATCATCAGACCTAGTAAGTACCCCTACCGTGCAGTCCTACCAAGTAAAAGCTATCCCTGCTACTAAACGTCAACGCATAATACAATACCCACTATCATGCTATGATAATGAAATGGATAGATACAATATCCAGTACGGTCATACAGGAAGAGCGTTTGAAATACAACGATCATTGGAAGCTTTAGAAGAAGCAGGAGATACAGTAACAGTTGTTGACTGGCGTACTGGTGAACAGTACACAGCACTGATTGAAAGTGTAGCTTTTGAAAACCAATCATCACCAGATAAACGAGTTCATTCTTATGGCGGTACAATCATGTTAACAGTGAGGAAACTATAGTGAAGAAGTTCAAGGTATGGCTAGCGCATAGTCCGCTAGCATCAGCATTAAAGATCGGTGTAGGTGCAGCACTTGTCTACATCATTGATAATGTAGCATCATTTAATTTAGGTCCAGTATGGACAGCAGTAGTTATCTCTGTTGTTACTGTGTTGATTAACTTTGTTAATTCAGAAGACAAGCGTTATGGAGTAACTAATGTATCCAGTTAAGAAGCCAATACTAACTTGTGGCTTTCATGCTAAAGGTTCACAATGGCAGTCAGGCTACCATCAAGGATACGACTTTGCTGGACGACAAGGAACACCAGTATACGCAATGGCAGATGGTGTAGTAATCGGTGTAAACATTTGGGGTAGAGCATTTGGTCGTTTTGCTCCAGTTATTAAGCATGGCAAAGTTTATCCAAAGTATGTAGTGTACGGTCACGTACGTGCAGTCTTTGTTAAACCAGGTGACAAGGTCAAGCGTGGTCAGAAGATAGCTGAGATTGGTGTTGAGGGTAACTCAGGTGGACCTCACATCCACGTAGAGGGACAAAGAACTAAGTGGTGGACACCAACAGGTGGAACTAGATTAACCTCTTTGTTCAGAGCTTAATTAAACAAAAAGAATCCCCCTTCCAGTAATTGGTTGGGGGATCTTTTTTTATTCTACTTCTATTTTTATTTCTTCAAACCTATGACCACAGAAGCAACTGCTGTTTGCTCGTGGAGATTTAGAACATAACCAATGCATTTGTCTTGTATCTAAAAGGTCTTTGGGATCTTTGGTGATTTTATATTTAGAATAATAGTCACCAGCTTTTTTACATAAGTTACATATCATCTGATTCCTCTTTTCCGTAGGTATAATCTTTATCTTTGAATGGCTTAGTACCGCCCAATGACCTGACCATTTTATTTAAAGCACGGTTAGCTTTCATGATAGCAGCCTTGTCTGTTGTATTAGACTTAGTAGCTTCGACTAACTCACTACCCGTCAAGTCTTCTCCGTAATAAAGTTCTACGTAGACTTGTTCTTCTAATGATAATTTTTCAAATGCTTTTTTAATGTCAGCACTAAAAGCCATCAAGTCATTTAGTTCAGATAAATCTTTCTTAGCCCTACGGTCAGAGGATAAAGTGTTTGCCATCTTAGACCAGTCACCAGATAGTACAGCAGGAATCATGATCTTGATGAACTGTTTATCGTAAAAGAAATTATCGGAAGGATCATAGCCAAGCTTAATGGCTTTTTCTTTTAAACAATAATCAAGAGCAGCATTACGTAAAGACCTAGCAACCAGTTTATCTACATCTTTTTGTTCTTCATGCTCATTGTTCCAAGTTTCTAGTTTAACTGGATGCTCAGCAAACCAGACCCACAATTCCTGCTGTATATCTTCTTTCTCTACCATCGGATATTTACGACCAAACTCAGAAGCAATTTGTTTGACCATATAGTTATACCCATCATAGAAGTCTTGCATTACTTACCCCATACCTTGTTAGCAACAACAAATGTACCATCCTTTTGGATTGGTATTAGTTGTGGAGTAACTTTATTTCCATCGATGTACAAGATTCCAAATGCCTGTTGCCAGTTAGCAATACCTGCTTTAAGGTAAGAAGCTTTACGCATATCCATAAGGTTGCCTACTTCCATACCCCATACAGTTTTAACAGGACGACCACCATATGACTGACTATGGTGTAGTAGTCCTGCTCTGTGTGTATGACCACACACTACTGACATGCCTGACTTCTTTGCTAGACCTAGTGCTGTCTGTCCACCAGTCTGACTAGTACTACCTTCATCGCCGTGTAGTAGCAACCATTGTGGTGCTACCTGCCACGGCTCTGAATGGTAGGTAATGCCTAGTTCTTTTAGCTTTAAGAAGTTAGTAAGCTCAAACTCTGGAGCACCAAGCAGTCCAGGTAATCGCTTCATGATTGAATTGTAAAGACGATCAGTATGATTACTGCGAGTCATATGAGTAACTTTAAGTTGTTCTAATACTCTAACAGTTTCGTCTCGGTCTTTGCCAATGCTGCGTTCGTATTCTAGTGGAGTGCCTTGCGACCATCGACTGATAGTCTGCATATCCATTTCGTCACCAACAGATACAACATCAGTTGGCTTAAACGCTTTGATAAAGGCAGCCAAGTTATTGACTGCACGTTTATCTTGATACGGTACTTGCAGATCTGAAACAATTACCTTTACCTGCATGGTTACTTATCCCATTTATCCTTTAAGACTAGCAAGCCAATGACTGCGTAGTTAAGGATATCAACAAAGGTATCTTCTAAAGTTTCATTACTTGGCTTTTTGTTGTGGCTAGTAAGATTGTTTAGTCGTGCTACCTTGTCATGTAGTCGTACTGCTAGTCCATTAAGTGGACCACCTGGTGCGTCACTAATATTCTTAGGACCATAATCATTATGCTTTTTGATTAGTAATTCAATAGCACTAACTGCAACAATCAAAGCGTTGATTTCTAAATTGCTAAGACGAGTATCAGTCTTTACAGTTACCTTAGTTTTGGGCGTTGAAGTTTTAGGCTTAGTATACCTTCCCCAGTCTGACTCATAGCTTTTACCGTAAGACCAAGTTCGTTTAGTTTCGTAAGGATTAGTTGTAATTCCTTCTCCGAAAAACTTTGATCTGTTTTCATATTCTTTCTTTCTAATTTCATTCTTGATATTGCGTTCAACAACAGTCTCTAGTTCTTTAATGTCTTTAAAAATTGTTTTTTGAACTGTTCTTTTTTCGCATACTTTACACTTGCACTTAGCCATTACATATCTACTTTCTTTTTAAAGTAATCACTACCATGCAGAAGATACATCGAGTTAACATCTTCACCTTCTGGCATGTTAATAATTATAACACTACTAAGTTCCTTTGATAAGGACTTAGCAAAGTCTATACCAGGTTGATCTCCATCTGCAAATACATATACAGTATTGAAGTCTTGTAGTAACCGAGTATAGTGTGGCTTCCAAGAGTTGACTCCTGGAACACCGACTGCTGGAACACCACACAAATAGTGTAGTGTTATAGCATCAATCTCACCTTCACATACAGCAATAAAATCTTTGGCTGAATGTAATGCAGCGACATTGAATAACCTAGTTTGAGTACCGGGAAACCCTAGATACTTTGGTTCTTCTGGACCCATAGACCTAAACCTAATATCAACCACGCCTGAGGGTGTGATATAAGGAATAGATAATCTGTTGATGAATTGTTCTTGCCCAGGTAAGGGATCAACGACGACTCCTAATCGAATTGTTTCCGCTACTTCTAGAGGTATTCCTCGCTTGAGAAGATACTCTTCTGCCAACGGAAGACTGTCCTCGTAATAATTTGTAGCTTTCTCCAGTAATGTTTTCTGCGATCTTGATAGCTTCACGATATGTTACTCCTTCATGTAACTTAATAATATTAAATCCATTTCCTTTTATACCACAACCGTGACAGACAAAGATATTATCACTTAGTGAAACACCAGCCGAAGCATGGCTATCGGAATGAAATGGACATTTAATTTTCTGCCACCCCATGTAGTTGTCTCTGACTCTACCACCATAATGTTTAACAATCCTATTTATTGGTACGGTTGAATCCATTTAGTAACTCCACCCATATATGTACTGGCATAGTAGCATACCACTCACCAACATTGGTAGTGCCACGCTTCTTATGTATAACTACACCAGTCTTAGCTTTGTCATTTTCTATTTCAACAAGTAACTCAGATATCCATTGGGCTAGTTCCATGCGAGCATGGTTTTTAACTTCAATTACAACTGACTTAATACCAGCAATATCACCACGGTCATTAACCCCGTTAAGAGATCTGCGTTCACAGTTCTTATAACCTTTTTCTTTTAAGTATTTAACTACTGCAGTTTCTGCAGCAGTACCTTTTTGTTTTGCTTTACTCATCTTCAAACCATTCATCTGGATCATCTATACCTGGTTGACTTACTGTCAACGGTTCTACTGGCATTACTGACATTGCTTCTCCTATCTAGACCAAACATAACTAATAATCCATAGTGCTACTAACACTAATAATATTTTTTCTGCCATTATCTTGCTTCCTCTAAGTCTGCTATAAACATATAAGCAGGATTAAATTGTAACCACACAGGTGACTTACCACTTGCATCAGCTCTACCATACCTGTTCTTAACTGCAGCAACACCTAACAAACCAGTTGAGTTCTGACCTACGGTTAGGATCAATGCTGGTAACTGTGCTACTTTACCTTGCAAAGAACTACGTGGCTGACATGGTTCACCAGCATAACCTTCTTGTGTGTGATGTAACACAAGGATGGCAGCATTAGTATCACGAGCAAGATACTTAAGTTCTTTCAATGCACTACGCATGTTACTAAATTCTTCACCACCATCCATACTAATATCCATTAGGTTATCAATAACAATTAACGCAGGAGATTCTCCAAGTAGTTCTTCAACTGCAGTAACTTCATCGTCAATATCAGCGAGAGTTGGGCTACTATCAAAACTCCAGTAAATATGACTAGCCAAAGCAAGCTTATTACGAGAGTTAATAGGGTCTTCAGATATGATCTTCTCTGCTTCATGTTGTGATACTCCTGTAATCATTGAGTATAAACGCATAGCCATTGTATGTGCGTTAGTATCTGCTGATAAATAAAGTGTTGGTGCACCCATACGTAATGCTAATGCTAATGCTAGTGTTGACTTACCAGCACCGGGAGTGCCAGCAATCATACTTACTTCTGCTCGTCTTAGTATTATCTGATTGTTCTCAAATGTACGGAACACGGTAGGCATAGGTTCTCCACCTATGTCAGGTCTACCTACTGACCGACCTAGCGTCTTCAATTAATTTTTCCTTCCGATATTTTTTTAAATGTTGAACTGCATATGTTATATCATCAGCGTTAATATCCACTTCATCTATAATATAGTTCCATATTTCATCATCAATCTGTTCATCAGTCCAACGCTCAGCATCTTCACGAGTAAACCAAATGCAAGATATTTCTTCTTCTGGGTCGTAGTCTTTCATGTATTCAAATATGTTTTTGACTTTCATTTCTCTCCTTAAATATAGGACAGTCCCCCACCACGACAAGGAGTATTGGTGAGGGACTGCGTCCACTATAGCTTCCCCTCTATAAGAGGACTATCTAGTAACTTACGCTACTAGAATGTTTGCCACTCAGGGTCATTAGCCTTGAGATAAATAGCCTTACACTGATCAGGTGTACCCTTAGGTGTTGGACACATGAACGCCTTGTAAGGACCATAAGGACCTTGACCTTCACGTTTAGTCATAACACCATGAGCACACTGACGTACTGCTGTACCACCCGTAGCAACTGGTGCTGCTACTGCTGGTGGGATAGGAGCAAATGTAGTCGGCTGAGTAGCTACGGTTTCCTGAATCACAGTAGCACCTAGTGTATCCACTACTGTCTGAACTGCATCAACAGATGTAGACAACACAAAGTCTTCAAATGATTCTACTGCCAAACCAAAGCCAGCATTGTATGCTTCAGTTACTTTGTTGACAAACTCTTCTGGAGTATCACCACGCAAAGTAACCAAGCTACCACGCTTAGTCTTTACTGTTACTGTTACATTCTTTTCCATATTGTTTTCCTTTACTGTTTCCATTTACAATCTTTAGTTAAACCACACATTACACAATGATTTAGATTAGGCAAAAAGATTTCATGCTTCCTTGCTGTATCGAACTTAGTTACAAGATCAATAATAACATCTAATGTGTATTTGTTCAAATCAATCATCTCACCTATGCCACCTTCTCTAGCCATCCAGTATGCACCATACTGTGGGCGGACACCTAACATGGCTTCTAGACCTGCAGCATAGAACCCTAACTGAAGATCAGAACTAGGAGTACGAGAACCAGTCTTGATATCTAATATTACTAGTTCACCTTCTGGTGTAACCATGACTCGGTCAATGTGCATCTGAACCGGGATGTCATTCCATATTGGAGTGAGTGCTAGTTCAATTGCAGGTACACCAGGTTGTGCTTCCCAGATTTTCCAAGCTACATTCTTACGCCAGTTAATCCATGAGTCAACCATATTACTACCATTGACTGTCCACCATGTACCATCTTCCTTATTGGGATTGGCTTTGGTAGCACGACCTGCTGCTTTCCATTCTGATGGGTGTATCTTAGTTTTATCTAACTGTTCTCTTTGTACTTTTGCCCATGCATCATCCCAATATTTAGTCATTCCATGTCTCCTTGTCGTATGCTTCTGTTGCTTCATGTACTGCTGAACCACCAGCAAGATACCATGTTGGCTGTTCGTTTACTTTTACTATGCGACTTAGGTAATACTTCCAACCACAGTCTAAGTAAGTAGTTAACGATGAATAAGAAACATGTACTGGTAGATCATAACCATTTATCTTGATCATTTTGATTCCTTCCATTCCATAATTAATAAATCTGTATTCATATCTTCATAGATAATATCACAGTCTTCACAGTTCTGATAGTCGGAATCAGTACGTTCACAAACGTGTTCTTTTTTTTCCATTATCTGTTTTTCCTTTTAACATATAGACTATCTTTTAAAGGATTTACATATTTAATTCCTTTTGCTGTACGTATTTTAGCACGTTCTTCTTCAGTGGTACCAGCCCAGAAACCATACTTTTCATGGTGTAATGCCCATAAAAAGCATGGTTCTAGGAAAGGACAAGTACTGCACATGATTTTAGCTGCTGTAAAATCTTTTTTGTCCCTGGGTTTGCGAGCACCTGTGCCTTCGCCTTCCCAATCTTCATAGAAAAATATTTCTACGTCAGCGTCTACACAGTTTTGTGTACCATCAAATGCAGGATACTTCATTGTTTATTCTACTTCCCTTCCATAAACTTCATAATCAAAATGCTGACTGACTATATTCATTTCATCTGCAACAAGTTGATTATAAATTTTTACTGCTTCATCTTGTGTATCTGCTTCTATAATGTCTTCAAATTGTGTTACTCTTTTAGATACAAACCAGTACCTAGGCATCAGTTTTTTCTTTGCCAAAGTCAAAAGCAAATAAACTTTCAGTAACTTCTGTGTACAACTGTGACATTTCATCTTCAGTTAGTAACACACTAAGATCGTAACCAATTCTTAAAGCAAAAGGATAATCAGTATCTTCACGATTATCAATCTTGACCTTAGCATCTTTGTCTAATTTAGTAATCCAACTTAACATTTATACTCCTAATAGTTGTAATGCACGTTGCTTGATAGTAGTATCAGTACCTAGCAACGCACGTTCTGCTTGTTTATTCTTGTTGTTACTGAAGTGATCAACGGTTTCAACGATAGCTTGGAACGCACCAAACTTTGTGTTATACAGGTTGTGTTGAGTATCAGTATCACCTGTCCATACAGTCCAAGCATTCATACGCTTACGCATCGTAGAAGTCTTAAGTCGTTTCTCACCAGTACTTAATAGTTCTTCAGATACATACTCGATCTTTGCTGGCAATGGGAACACAGACTTAGCATAAGCAACAAAGTCAGCATCATCAAAACGTAATGAACTTAGTACATTCGACATGTCCACATAAGCAGTCATGTCTTCACGAACCAAACCTAATGCTGCACGAATCTCGCTAGCATTTAATTTATAGTTCTCAGTATGACGCATAGAATAATATTTATTATTATTCTTACCATGTAACATAGTTAGATTAATACCATTGGTACAAGCTAACCGTTGCATGATAGGTGTAATCTGAAATGGAGTACTACCATCATGAGAACTACGAGCAACGATGTAACCTTTGTGTTCATCGTTACCTACATTGACATCTTCAGGTAGTTCAAGCACAGTCCATACAACTTTGCCACCACCTAGTTCACCAGCAGAAGCATACCTTGCTTCGCCAGTACCAACCACATCATCAAGACAGCCAAAGATCTCAGCGTTCTGAATGACTTGGTATCTACCACCAACGACAGACAATACTGACTTGTTACCTGACTGGTCTGTCTTTACAGTTGCAAATCTATTTTTAATTTCTAGACCATCAACAGTCTGAACTTCAGATAGATTTACACGCCAATCTAAATCTGCAGCAGTCATTAACTCTGCAGCTGTAGATACATTGAACTCATTGTTTGAACCAATGATTGTCCATGGTGCACGTCTAGCCATGCTATTCTCCTTCTAGTATTTTATTTAACTCATCATCTATATTTTTGCTATACAATTCGTCAACAAGTAATTCTTCTACTGCTTCCTGACCGAAACCAGTGCAAGAAGCAATAACTAAAGTTGCTAATACACATATATCTTTCTTGGCTTGTTCTAATTTCTTATCTTCAAGCCGTAACCAAATGTCATAAAGACCTTGTAGAAAATCTAGTGCAACTTTATTTGTTAACTTAATACCCATCATTTCTGGTTGGCCATGTCTTATATACCAACCAAATGGATCATGATACCATTCTTGTTCTTTAATTCCCTGCGACATAAACCCCCTTTATGCTACGGTTGCACGAATAACAGTGAAGTCTGAATCTGTTTGATCCCAGTTCCAATCTTCACCACGTTCTGCAAGATCAGAATAGTCCCAGTCACTGACAATTTCTTCAGCTTCTTCTTCACTAGTAGCTTCAACAGTTACATAAACATACTGTTCTCTGGTCTCTTCGACTTTGACTTCAACTTCATAATCTTTCTTTGCGTAATGTAGTTTAAGATCTTTAGTTTCTGAATTAATCTTTTCAACAAACTCATTGTAAAGATCACACCATTCACGTTTGATTGCTTCGTCAAGCAAAGCATTAGCAATGATATTAAAATCACTACGCAATTCACTAACCAAGGTATCAACCTTGGCTAGTGCTGCATTGTGTTCTTCTTCTGAATAGTATCTATTCCCCGATGATAGAACTATCATTTGTATTCTCCTTTGGTTTTATTGAATCTAGGATTTCATCATACGGAACAGCCATGACAGAATCATAGAAGATATAATCAGGAACATTAAATCCACGAGCACGTTGAATCAATTGAATTAAGCTAGGTACATTATTAGTCTGACTAATTTCACTTGCTAATCCATCAACAACATTAAGCAACTCTTCGATAAATGCTTTGTTTTCATAACCTTCTTTGATCAAAGCACCAGCATGTACATATCCAAGTGCAGCTATTAAGGTAGCACTTGGAATAAACTGTTCTGGACTAGAATCAATTGCATAGTATCCATCTAACTGATGGCTTACTGCAGTAGCATTAAAGAAGTACTCGTTGCGATCTTCTTGTGAAAGATTAGCAAACTTGTACAACACACCATCACGCACACCTACTGCTGATAGTTCATCAAACAGTTCCTGTAGTTCAATATCCTTTGACTTTAACAATGGCATACTAAACAGATTGTAGATGGTTTCGATACGGTCTTGTGCTTCCTGTTGTGCAGCAGTTAGCGTTGGTGTTTCTGTTTCGCTACTCATATTATTCCTTATCTATTTTTAATAGTGTTGTTGTTAGAAAATTAATTAGTTCGTCAATACTTTGTTCATCATAAGTGTCATCATCTTCTTTTTCGTCTGACTCAGTAGCAACGAGAGATTGTTCGTAGTAATCGATAGGTGGAATTACAGTACCATTAGGATCACAACAACCTTGACTTGAACACATAGCAGATGTCCATTTGTCACCATTGATGTTTAAGATGTCAAGAGTATTCTCAGTTTCAAATGTTGTTGACAACCAAGAAGAAACATCTGACTCGGTAAAGAACTTACCGTGTGCTACAGTTACTGCTTCGTAGTTTTCAAAGTCACTAGCACTTTCACTAATGTAACCAGCTACTAGATGTGAATGGTCTAGTTCATTGGCGCTTTCAACTGCATCAGTTCTAAATACTAATGAACCAAGAATTTTCTGATTATAGTTAACAAAGAATACTTCGAGTCTGTTTTCG